GCAAGAGTCATTCCATAAGTTGGATTATATTCTTCTCTTATTTCTTTTGGTTCTAGAATTACATTGTCGGCAGGATTCCCCTCAGCAGTAGAATCTACTGCAATCATCCAGAATGCCCATACTAATGCAACAATAAGTTTTCCCGCTGGTATCCACATTACTGCAATGCTCTGTAAATTGCCAGAAGTTCTTCATCTGGAATTGGAGTTGTCATTGTATAGTATCTTTGATGTCCAACCGACATGAATGCTTTAATATCAGAAAAACTAGGATATTTGGTAAGAAGATTATGCAATAAATGATCTGGACTTAAATGACAAGATGCACATTGATTATCTCTTGCAAAAACCCTCGTTCCTTTTTTAAATCTTTCCGATTGAACCAATACTGAATTGAGATCTTTTTCCATCCATGTAACTTTTTCATTAATGTCTGGAATAACCAAAAAAATTAAATAAGCTAATAAACCAATTATAGTATAAATGAAAATTCTACTTGATGCAACCAGATTTTTAGTTTCAATTTCAATCTGTTTTACTGGTTCTAACTCCATCACATCTACGTGCTCATCTGCGATAGATTTGGGTGCTTTCTTTTGTTCTGCCATAATTTACCTCACTTCTTTCCTACTTGGTTTAACTTTTTGGTTATTTGTTGTTGAAACCATTTGAGAACAATAGGTATGCTCACATTTGATGTTAATCCAAAAAGATAACCCACAGGATAACGATAACTTGAATATGCTGCGAGTTGTGGAACATTTGTAAATACTATAGTAATGAGTAAATATCCTGTTACAGACATTCCCATATTAATAAGTAAGTCAAGTAAAATTAACCACTTATTATCAGCATATTTGTCTTTGTTGTCTGTTCTATAATTAAATAAAAATATCCAAAATGATGAAAATATGACTAATCCAATCATCATCAATTCAGATGCGCTAAATAATTCATCCATCGTTTTTTGTCTCTTTTTTGACCAATTTTAATAGTTCGGCGGTACTACCAACGAACAATGCGTTAGTCACGTTTTGTGCTCTAGTGACTTCCTGCCTATCTCCATCAGATTCTAATTTTTGTTTCTTCTGATGAAGTTCCATTAACTTTTCTTGTGAATCGGTCATGTTTTTTAATAATTGACCAAACACTTCAAAAGCTCTCGGAGATTCTTCGGCCTTGGCTATCTCCAAAAGTTCATCCATTGCATCCCTACCACGTTCAATGATATGGTACATATTTTCACGAGCATATTGAAAATCTGTATTTTTATCACCCTCCCCATTAATTGTGGCAGGAAGGATTTCACTTGTATTTAGAATTTCTTTGTTATTTCCGTCTACTAAATCTAAGTGTTTTTCTATTCTATTTTCTATTAATTTTTCAACTTTCATTAACTATCAGTTCCACTAACAGGATCGTATGTGACTCCGTGTGGATAAAATGAAAAAGTTTCACTAAATCCAAAATCATCATCCGTAATATCTACATCAGATACTTTTGGCACAACATTTGTTCTACTAACTGTGGGTGCTGCGGCCGTTGCATCTGATGAATCTTCAGTCAACACTCTTATTCGTGTTGCATCATCTATTTCATGTTTATCTAATACTAGATAATTTTTACTATATGCTGTACTATCTTCTGAGATAAAATATATAGGATCGGCGGGTTGTTTTTCTGACATAATATGAGTATCTACTGTAACATCTTTGATCACAGCAGAATTATCTACTATATTTGGATATAGATATCCTTTCATTGTAAACGAAAGAGTCCAAATAATAGATCGCCTTGTTGCAAAATCTCCCTCATAAGTATCTTCACTTGTAACAGAATTTAATATCAATGGTATATCATGTTTGATACTCATACTAGAAATCAATGTCATAGAAAATGTAAAATCTGGTGTAAAAAATGGAAGAATTTGTTCTAAAATTTGTGTACCATCTTCTGCATTTTTTACAAAAATATAAAGAGAAAATTCCCAATTATAAGGAACAGGATTGAATTGTTTCTTTAATGTTTGTGCAGTTGAACCTCCCTTAACAGTTCTCCCCATAGTATTAAGTTTTCTTGTACCATCATATGTCATAGAAAGTAATTCAAATCCCATTCTTGGAACAGTAAGTGCAACTTTAGGATTTAAATTGGGATCTCCACTAATCCTTGTCAACATTTTATCTTTCGGCCCATACGAAAGAGGAATTTTTATAACTTCCGTTACTTCATCAGAACTATTAGTTCGTTGAACTTCAAGAGAATTAAATAATGTACCAAAACCAACCACCATTTTGCGGCTGGTTTGATGATAGAAATATGTTCCGAACATTATGGATTATCCCCAAATGGATTAGATTCCGAAAAATCGAATACTGAATCTGCATCAATTTCAAACTGTTTGTTACTAGAAACTTTATCAGAAGTTGAAGAATCAATAGTTTGAAGTGTTTCAGAAGTTTCATCAGTTGTTTGTTTAGTTGAATATGTTCCAGTGGCTGTACTTGTAGCTCCTGTCAATATTTCATTAAGAGTAAAATTTCCTGTCATATTGATAAGATAAAGATAACTTGTTGAAGAATCCCATCTTGCAACTTCACCTGTAACAGCAGAAGTTCCACCTGTAACTGTTTCCCCTTCAGTAAAAGTACCAGATACACTAGTAAGTTCAAATGTACGAACAAAAGATTGTTTCTGTTCGATTACATCAATTTCATCAACTCCTGTATCAAGAGCCTCATCAGAGTAACTAAAGAGTTCACAAGTTAAATCAAATGTAGGTAATGCACCTGTTTGGTAAAAAGGTGTTTCATGTTCAACAAACATTATCTGAAAGAGTTTACTGGTCAACCCAAAATAAATTAGATCTCCCTCTTTCGGCCGAGTTCCAATATCCAATCCTTCCCATGCTCGTCTTGACAGAGAAAAGATAATCTGATCACGAACTTCAAGTCCGAATTTAGAAACTAAATCTCCTTCTCCCTCAAATCCATCAACTGATTTAATGTACATCTCAACCGAATATGCATCTTTATATTCGGAAATCGAATCTTCTCCTAAAATTGTATCTTCATTTACAAGAGTTCTTGGAATGTAATTTACATCATACCCAACTACCTGTATAGATTCTGTTGTCAATGAATGTAAAAGTTCTTGGTCATTTCTTGCATCAAAATTACGAAAATATGTGCTGGTCGGCATCGTTATCCTACATAAAAGTTATCTGGTAATGAATATCGTAATTGCATTTCTTCTTCTAATTTTTCAAGTTCTGTATTTCCATCATCATAAATTTGTCTACCATTCAAAGTTGCACCTCCTGGCAATTGCATTCCTTCAAACTTAATTAAATTTTGACCCCATTGTTTCTTAAAAAGAGCTGTAGTGTATTTTTTTAAAAACAAATCGTTGTACATTTCTGAATATGTTCCTCCATCAATCTTTTTATAGCATTGCACAACCAACCAATCATCTATATCGGTAGCATCATCCCAATCCATATCTAAATGAAGTTTGTCCGTTAAACGATTGAATCTTATTTGTCGAGAAGTTCCAGAAGAAAACATTTGATTCAAAAGAGAAATATTTTGTTTTGTTGTTGCAAAATATGATAACCCCCCTGCACCCTGTAGGACATTTGGAAGTTCATTTAAATTGAATTGATATTCTGCCGAGAAAATATTATCCGCTGTTCCTTTTCCTATTGCAAGAACATCTCTAACTCCTATGATGGTATCATCAATTGACAAATACTTGTTGTCATAATTTCCAAATGAAACAGCGGTTGCTTGTGTTCCGTGTACTGCTCCTGTTGCACCAGAACTTCCTCCTGTAACTGTTTCTCCTGCAACAAATGTATTTGCAGAAGTATTTGCAGCTCGGAGTCCATTTCCATCTTTGTGCTTAAAAAATTTCAAAACAGTAGAACTTGTAACTTTTTGAACTTCAGCAGTTGCATTGGAAGTTCCACCTGTTATCGTTTCTCCTGCTGTAAATGTTCCTGTAGATGCACCCGAAAAAGTTAAAGTACTGGCTGCAACTTGTTCTGTATAATAATGTACTTCAGTTCCATCGAAATGATATTCTTGAAACATTTGAATAGACTCTTGAATCATATCATTCATCTGCTCATCTGCTAGATTTACATCAATAACAGGTTTCCCTAATTTTCGTAAGCAATATTCTTTTAATTCTGTAGTAGATGCTGGTTGAGTTGCTGACATATTCCTATCCGTTGTTAATTTCAGCAGAAGGGCTTATTGTAATTAATCCTTCTGCAAGTCTTTCTTTTACTGTACCACCACTTTGTGTGTAGGTCAAACTATAATAGTATTTACCCTCTGCGAGTGCTGCTGTTTGAGTTGCAGTTAATGAAATAGTGCAATTTGCACCAGTAAGAGAGGTTGTAAATGATTGAAGAGTATTTGCGTATGCAAAATTCTTGATAATTGCACCAGCAACTGTACCAGAAGAAATAGTTACAGCCGAAGAAGATGAATTTTCTGCTGTTATAGTCTTCTCAAAGGTTGCACCTTGATCAATGGTGTAATTTTGAACTTTTTTCTTGAGTGAAACTGCCATAGTACTTCCGTAGAGAATGTGATTATTTATTTATATTTATTCTACGAAAGTTTTAACTTTTACATAACTATCGTTTTTTCGTGGCCAGGTATGATATTTGGATCAACCCACACATCAAATCCTGCTTCTTTGACTCTCAAACAGAATTCAACATCATCCCAAACGAACTCTTCCCAGCCTGGTTTGTGGATTGTTTTTCTTGGATAGAAATAAGGATATTTCATTTTTTCGATCACACCATATTTAACGAGCATCCAACCCATTCCTGTGTAATCTGCTTTAAAAAGTTTTCCATTTTTCTTCTTAATATCATTATCTTGAAGAAATTGATAATATGCCCATTGCTCAAAAAAATCTTCATCCATATTTTCTACAGTTGCATAATTAGTGTTGTCTGACATTTTGTACATACCAGAAACAACATCTTTGTCATGGTCTAAAAGTTTGAAAAATTGTTCTGGTTTGAACACCATATCAGAGTCAATCCACATGAGATAATCGTAGTCCACTTTTCCGTCAAATGGTTTTTGATCCACTCCACGATCTAAAGAAACACCAAGACACTTGGTTCTTACATGATAGATGTTGCAGAGGTAATGTTGAGAGAGTCCGTAAGTAATATTGTACTTAGGAAGTTCTGCGAGAAGATTTGTCCAATTTTGAAGAAATCTACCAGAGTAAGAGGCCCCTGGCAGACAGAATATAATTTTCATGATTTTTCACCTGTTATATAAGATTTTTCTATTATATTTTCCAATTCTATATCTTTTACTCGTTGTAATGGATAAGTTTCCTTCATTTGTATTCCTTCTATAAAAAATACTAATGTCAATCTTGATTCTTTTTCCGTTCCACTATAATAATTATTTGCACGATGAAATTCATTTGTATCATATACTATCATTCTATTAAAAACATTTTGAAATCTGATCTGTTCTAAGAAATATTTTTCATACTTTAAATATACTTCTTCATAGTGTAGCTTTTCATTTTTTGTTTTAGGTCTGGTCTTTTTTATCTCATTTGCTTCTTCTCGTATCTTATAATATTCTTGTTCTATTTCTTGTGTTATTGGTATTCTATTAAATAATGATGTTCCCGAATCTGGATCTATGTTAGGACTTAAATAAATCAATCCGGCTAGTTCATTTTTATGACCAGAAGGACTAAAATCTGTATGTATCCAACCCCTATTTAGAACATCGTGTTTATCATTTGGTTCTGCACAATTAATTTCTTGAAAATGCATAGATATATTGATTGCTTGTTGTGTTTTAAAACAATCATAACTTCCGTAACAAAATAAAATCTTTTGTATAATTGCAACAGAAAGATCTGGTAAAATTTCTTGAAGGTTCTTAGAGCGTTTACCTGGCCAATCTTTGTATGGATCTTCAGACATGGATAATGTTTTTGCATAATTTACGATTTTGTAAGGATTACGAAAAAACGAATCAACAGTAACAGGAAAAAATTTCTTTTCATTAAAATACTTCTTGTTATTATGATTCATCCATTCAATTTTTCCTCCGCCTCGTTTGTCATGACCCAATATCCATAAATGATTTTCAGTAAACTCAATCGTTTGTCCAGTTCCTTCATAGATCTTATTGTTAATTAACATGGATGAAGAAAATTTCAAATCTTCACGACCTTTTTTCATGTTTATTCACCTATAAACGAACATTGAATCTCCTTCTCCGACTATTCCAGTAGGCATAATATTAAATGCTAAAGAATGTCTTGTTTCATTAGAAGTATTTTCGGAAATTTTATGAAACATATAAGAAGGAAACATAATAAATTGATGTTTTTGTGGAGATATACTACACTCAATACTATTATGTATAGTTGATCTTGTTGGGGTTACTTCTATTTCTCTTCGATTATAATTTGTAAATACTAAATCACTACACTCATTTTGAAAATAATATACACCACTATACCAACTATTAGTATGATGATGGGGTTTTGGGTTAGGATTTGCGTTAGGTTCGACCGCTGTCAACCAAGAGGTTGTCATTATAATTTTTTGATCGTATCCCAATTGTTTTAAACAATCCCCCACAACAGTAAGAAACAATTCTTTCATTTCTGGATAATCTTCTATTGTATTAATTGCAGATTTCCAATGGGGATTATCATCCCCCACATCTTTATAAAATTTTATATTTGAAATCTCTTTTTGCCAGAAATCACTAACCATTTCTGGCAACATAATACTACATATAGATTTTGGGAAAAATTGTAGTATTTCAATATCATTTTGCATTATTTAATTTTTCACTTGTTAATAATAATTGTTTTGTTTATGCGCCTTCTAAGGCCTTAACTTTCGCTGATAGTTCTTTTACTGCTTCAATTAAAATTGGAATTGTTGATGTTAATTTAACATTTTTAGCGTATTCTATCCCATCTTTGCCCGTCGGCTTATCTTGATCTTCTGCCATATCATCTGTATTTGTATCTATTTTACGCAAACTACCTTCTTTTAATACCAAATCTTCGTTTACTGCTTCAACTTCTTGTGCGATTAATCCATACTGTGTACCAGCTTGCATACCTGCTTTCGCTTTCCAAGTAAATGTTTTTCCTGCTAATTTTTCAATTGTTGCCAATCCATTTTTAATTGGAGTAATATTTTCTTTTAATCTTTCATCAGATATATCAGCAGTACCAGATCCAACAAAAGACCCATCAGAATTGATTCTCATGGTTTGGGCGTGTCCAGTATTACGATTAGAAATAGCAAAATATGCAGTACGAGTAGATGAATTATTATCTGCAA